GAAGGAGTACGGAGTCAGCCACGTAACCGTTTGGTCGGCTCTGAACTACATTACAAAGAGCGATCTGTCCGAGAAGATCCGGACGGCAGCCCTTGATAAGGGCGGTGTTGTTGTCGCAAAGGTTGTTGTTCCGAGCAACTTCGTGCCTAACTGCGAATGCCAATTCATTCACAAGGACAATACGGTTGACCAGACCATTCAAACCTTTTCAAACGGCTTTCAATTGAAGATATACTGGAGAGAGGGTAAGGCCGAGATCATACACGACTCAAAGATCTTGAAGTCGTACGAGGTTGAGAAGTTCAAGGAATGGGGCAGCCTCCTGTTTGAGACCCAGCAGATGAATGACACCTATGCAGAGTAAAGATATGGAGACAACAAGACTAATGAAGCAGATCGCCCTTCTTGAAACAGGCGACACCATTGCAGTATCAGCCTTAGGAGGCCAGCTTGTAGGAACTTTCGGAGGCTATGATGCTGATGACGAAACACTCAACATTGAACTGGTTGCTCCAGTTCGCCCAGTTAGATACTCGAAAATTGCCGACGAAAGGGTTTTTAGGCAGAAGCTCGGTATTGAGGTATGCGACATCCAAGCCATCAGGGTTATTGATGGTACTCCGGGGCAACTGGTTCACGTCCAAGTGACAGATGTAAAAACCGGGAAAGATGTAACGGTTGAAGTGGACTTCTCAACAGGGAAACTTGACTTTGATCTGAAAGATGCCGACTCAACTTCTCCTGCTTATGTAAAAGTTGCTCAGGCTCTTTGCAAGACATTGATTGGATAGGAATATATCTCCTGCGTAGCTCAAAGGTGGAGCGCAGCCAATGGCTGAGGGTGTCGAGTTCGAGTCTCACCGCAGGATCTAACCTTTAAAAAATGGAATTTTACGGCAAAATAATAGCGGTTACAAAGTACGATCTGACACGATCTGATGACGGTGATCCGGTTATGACAGTCTCAACATACGACTGGAATATCAGGAAAAAGAACTTCAATGTTCTCCGTCCGGGAAAGGGGTTGGGATCGTATGCTCTTATTGAATTTGATACCCTGCCGTTAAGATTCAAATCTAAATTCATAGAGAAATACGGTGATCCTAAAGAGATAATGGAACAGAAACAGACTTATCTTCCTCTTGATCACAACGCCCAGATCTTCTTCCACGATTACATCTTGCCAAATGGTGAGCATCTGCCGGAAGATAAACAGGTGGAGTACACAGTCAATGCACGTGTCCTTAATGCTATGCTTGATGCCTATAACACTCAAAGGACGATGCGTAGAGCCTGTAACAACAACACCCCGGTCATTTGGTCAAATATCTTCGCTATGTGCGAGGAACTCAGAGATACCGAACACCACACCCTGCCAAAGAGCGAAGCTCGCCTGAGAGACAAACTCAGGGAGTATAAGGCTGCCGGATATGAGTGCCTGGTCTCAAAGAAGTTCTGTAACAGCAACACTTTGAAGATCACAGAAGCAGCAGGAAGGCAGATCATCGCTTTACGTCGATGCAGAGTTCCGGTTTATACCACGAAAGAGATCCTTGAGGAGTTTAATGCCATTGCTGACAAAAAGGGCTGGAAAAAACTCAATTCGGTAGCAGCCTTGACCCAATACCTTGAGAGACCTGAGATCAAGCCTCAATGGTACGATGCAGTATATGGAGAATTGGCTGCGAAGCAACTCTTCTCAAGGAGGAATAAGACACAGATGCCATCAATGCGTGATTCGCTTTGGTATGGTGATGGTACAAAAATGAACTTGTTTTATAGGGCATTTGAAAACGGAAAAACCGTTGTCAAGTCTCTGTATGTCTATGAGGTTGCAGATGCATTCAGTGACACCCTCCTCGGCTGTGCCATAGGTACTCACGAGACATTTGATCTGCAATACAACGCCTTCAGAATGGCAATTGAAACATCCGGCCACAAGCCGTATGAGATCGTGTACGATAATCAGGGCGGTCAGAACACCAAGATCGCAAAGGCATTCTTTGAGAAGATCTGCAGGGTGTCAAGACCTACAGCCCCATATAACGGCCCTTCAAAGACAATCGAGAACACCTTTAATAGATTTCAGAAATATGTGATGTCTCACGACTGGAGATTCACCGGATCAAACATATCATCCAAATCGGGATGGAAGATCAACAGGGAGTTCATTGAGGCTAACAAAGAATCCCTTTATACTCGTGAAGAGGTCATTCAGGCATATCACGCATATAGAGCAGAATGGAACTCGAGACCTCACCACGTGACAGGTATTGTCAGAGATCAGATGTATGCTTCATCAGTCAATCCTGAGACAGAGGCCGTCTCTGCAATTGATATGGTGGATCTGTTTTGGATTCAGACTCAAGCACCAAGTGTTTTCACTGCCGACGGCATCACCATTCAATACAAGAATCAGAAGTATTCATACGAAGTACTCACCGCTGATGGCAAGCCGGATTATGAATGGAGAAGGGAGAATACAGGTCGTGAGTTCTATCTGAAGTTTGACCCTAATAGTATGAATGAGGCCCTTCTTTATGAGATGACTCCTATGGGATTGAGGTATGAGCGAACTGCCTACCCTTACATAACAGTACACAGGAACATTCAGGAGCAGAGGGAAGGAGAGGCAGCATTCCTGAGAATGAACGATGAATCCATCAAGACCGAAAGGGTACGAAGGCAGATCGAGAACAGCCAGCTGGAGATTGAACACGGTGTTGCTCCTGAACAGCTCGGACTCCGGACTCCAAGGCTTAAGGGTATATCTGAAAAGGAATTTGAAAGACTCGCTGACAATATAGCGGTGATCATTCCGGAAGAATCTGAGCCAATTGCCATCGGGGAATATACCAAGGCGACCAGCAATGCCGACTATGATCCATTGTCAATACTTAACAGACTCTAACACTAATAAAACACAATATTATGGGACACCAAATGACACACGAAAGAAAGCTGGAGATCAGAGACAGGCTCATCCAGTATGTATCTAAGTATCCGAGCCAGTCAAAGGCTGCGACTTCCCTCAAGGGAGTAGCCAGCATCGGAACGATCAATTCGATCATTAACGGCAAGTTTGACAGCATCAGCGACACGATGTTCAACGCCATAATGTCGCACATAGACTCAGCCAAAACTGAGGACTGGACAATATGCTCAACCGCAGCGTTCAAGGATGTCGAGACTCTGCTTAATGATGCCCAGCAATATCAGAATGTATCTTGGCTGGTTGGCTCTGCCGGGATCGGCAAGACCACAGCAGCAAAGATATATGCACAGAGCCATAAGAATGTGTTTTATCTGCCTTGCTCGGAAGATATGCACAAGTCGGATTTTGTCAGGGATCTTGCAACGGTCATCGGAATCAGGACAGAGGGTTTGAAGGTGAGAGAGATCCTATACGCCATCTCGGCAGAACTCATCACAAGGGAAAGACCTCTTCTGATCTTTGATGAAGGCGACAAACTGACCGACTCTGTAATGTATTACTTCATCACTCTTTACAACGCCCTTGAGGATAAGTGCGGTATTGTCTTCCTCTCCACACCATACATCATCAGGAGAATGGAACGAGGGCTGAGGCTCGACAAAAAGGGATATGACGAACTGCACTCACGGTTCTGCAGGAAGTTCGTACCGATTACCTCTATCTCCAGCCACGAAGTCAATGCGATCTGCCGGACGAACGGTCTGACTGATGAGGAACATATCAGTGCTGTGATCAAAGATTCAATATACTCAAGATCAAATATGGGTAAAAAGAAGGATACGGATATGGTGGAGTTCGATATGCGACGGGTTAAGAAGGCCATCCACAAGATGAAGAGAATAGCAATTACATCAAAACTATAAAGGAGTCTCAATGGGAAGGACACAATCAGGAAACACAGTTCTGAAAAAGACATTCAAGGTCATTCGTTTGAGTGATGAACTTGTGGCTTGCATCGGTGAGATCGAGAAGTCTGCTACAGTCTTCATTTGGGGAAACTCAGGAAACGGAAAGACCTCCTTTGTCCTCCAGCTCATCAAAAGCCTATGCCTTGATGCCGGGCTGAAAGTCCTGTTCTTATCCAAGGAGGAAGGCGCAGGATACACAATGCAGCAGAAGATCCGTCGTCACGGTCTTGCTGAATGTGGCAACAAGTTTCAGATAGATGATCAGATGACCTTGGAGCAACTGGATGCCAAATTGTCTCAGAAGCGATCTGCTGATGTGGCCATCGTGGACTCCGTTCAATATACAAGAATCAACTTTAGTAAATATCAGGCTTTCCGGGAAAAGCACAAAAACAAGATGCTGATCTTCATCTCCCAAGCCGAAGGCAAACAGCCCTACAAGGCAGCAGCCAAAGAGATAATGTATGCTGCAGATCAGAAGATATGGATCGAAGGCTACAAGGCTATAACAAAGGGCAGATCCTTCGGGGAGACAGGAGAATTCACAATATGGAAAGAGGGTGCGGAGAAGTACTGGGAAGGCCGGAAACAATCAAATAAGAAGAGGAAATGAGAACACCGGGTGAGATAGAAAAGTGGCTTAAAAAACAGAAGTGGTTTGATAAGTTCTACGATCATTGCAGAAAGCAGCACTTCTATGATCTGAAATTCGTTGAAGGAATAATGTCCGGCAATCACGGAGTGGAAACAATAATGGATGCCTTCAAGTGGTGCATTACAGATGAGGGTGCAGACTACTGGTATGATGTTCAAAAGGCGTTCTGGAAATGGTACGGTTGGATATGAAAAAGAAAAGAACATTTACAAGATTCTATGCCATTGCTAAAGAGAAGCACATAGACCTGAGCCAGCACAAAGAGACCTTGGTCAGCCAGTTTACTGATGGCCGTACAGACTCCCTCCGGGAAATGACCGAGGATGAGTACGAAGAGATGTGTGACTGCCTCCAGTCCGGCAGACCAGCCGGGATGAGCAAAGAAGAGTTCAGATCGGAACTGCGGTACTTGAGATCAGGAGTACTCAAGCGACTACAGAAACTTGGAGTAGATACTTCAGACGATTGTATGGTAGCCGTTAACAACTACTGCCTCAGCCCCAAGATAGCCGGAAAGCCGTTCGGGCTCCTGACCCTTGAGGAACTGAGGAAACTCATACCGAAACTGGAAGCAATACTGAGGAAGAAGCGGACTGAACAGCCAAAGCCACTGAGGACAATACCGATTTTTATAAACCCTAATCAATTACCAAGTTAATATGGCAAAGGATATTTTCACAAAGCAGTGGATAACTGAGAACTCGCTTGACATCGTGTCGCGTTACGCAAAAGGCATCCTGACATTGAGAGGATTGCACTACCAGTTGGTCTCCATCGGAATGACAAACAGCCTCCGTCACTATAAGAGAGTGGTCAATGCTATGATTGATGCAAGATGGGAAGGGCTTGTTGACTTTGATACATTCTCGGATCTTGATAGATCTATGGTCGGAGAGACCCGATGGAAAACAACAGATCTTCAGGCTTCCATTGAAGAGGCAAAAGGATCCATTAACGACTGGATGGAATACTACTACAAGAACAGATGGGAGAATCAGGAGTATTACCCTGAGATCTTCATTGAGAAAAAGGCTCTGCAGGGAGTGTTCCAGCCGATATGTTCAAGGAACAGGATTGCCCTTGGTGCTTGCAAAGGTTATCCGTCCTTGACATTCCTTCATCAAGCAGCACAGCGATTCATTGAGGCCGAATCAGAGGGAAAGAAACCGATCATCCTATACTTTGGCGATTACGATCCATCCGGAGAGGATATTCCGAGAGCGATCAAGGAAAACCTTTGGAATCTTGGATGCACCAATGTCGAAGTTCGCAGAGTCGCATTAATGGAAAGTCAGGTGCTTGCTTGGAATCTTCCTCCGGCTCCGGTCAAGGATGGAGACAGCAGATCGGCAAAGTGGAACGGACTCGGACAGGTGGAACTTGATGCAGTCGAGCCGAACAAATTGCAGCGACTTTGTCAGAGTGCAATTGATGCAATCTTTGATAAAGATTTGTATGAAGATTTAAGGCGTGTTGAAGATGAGGAGAGGGAGATTTATCAGGAGAAACTCAGGGAATACGTAAACACACTATAGGATTATAAACGGCTTAAAAGAAAGGAGGTGAGCCTATGGTAAGATAACAGAGAAGATGGGTGGCGACAGGCATATTACAAGCGTTTTATCCACAGGTTGCAAGCCAAAACGCACTTAGAGGTTCGAGTCCTCGGCCACTCACAACGCCCGGAAAATAGATGTCATAAAAATGTTTGATTAGTTAATATTGAGTAGAGAGGCTTTCCAAGATCGGAGATGGGCGCTGATACCGGAAAACTCTTGGGGGTTGGCAGGGCTGGAGAGATCCGGCATAGCACAGGAAGATCCTGTTTCAGTTCGAGTCTGAACAACCTACGACTTTAAATATAAGAAGTATGGGGAAAACAATTTATTACACAAAGGTCAAGGTACGATTCCCAAGGAATACGTACACCGTTCAGGGGGTGCTGCTTAATCCCTGCAATGAGCATTACACAAGGCAGTTCATAGGGAATTTGGCCATTCAGGATGCACTCCAGCATCTGATTATGGAAGAGAACATCCCTGAGACCGACTTCTCTGAAGCACTGATAACGGTGCATTTGAGAAAGAGGACGGTAGGCATAATGAGAACAGTCAATGTGATGACTTCAAAAAACATCAAGGTCAAAAGAATCAATTTCCAATAATATGGACATCTCTAATTTATCACCAGCAGAAAGGGCAAACTTAATGGCCCAGCTTGAGGCTCAGGATCGTGCCGAGAAACAGAAACGAGAAGATGATATCAACGCCTACAAGGATACCGTTGATGACTTCGTAAGACGGGTTTTCGCAATGCTTCTGCCACTGAGCGAGCAGTTGAAGGATGCCAAGAACACCATCTTCAAGGAAAAGGATGCAATCGTTGACATCAAGGAAGCCCTGTACGAGACTAAACTGGATCGTCACAGCAATACCTTCACAACCTCTGACGGCAAGATCACCCTCTCAATGGGCTATCGTACAGTGGACGGATGGTCGGACGATGCAGATGCCGGAATCGCCAAGATCAAGGAATATATGAAGTCTCTTGCCAAGGATGAGGACGGTGCAAAGCAGAACAAGATCATTATGGAACTTCTTGCCAAGGATAAGAAAGGCAACCTGAAACTCTCCTCAATCGTCCAGCTGGAGAAGCACGCAAATGAGTTCGGTGATCCACTATTCATCGAAGGTGTCAAGATCATCAAGGACTCATACAGGCCACAGGAGACCAGCCAGTTCATATCCCTCTCATATAGGGATGACAACGGAGAGAAACATACCGTTCCGCTGTCTCTGTCGAAGATGGATATAGAGTAATGGATTCAAATTCTGAAGTTATGTTAGAAACATTGAGAGATTATATTCTTGAGCAGATCAAGGATCTGCCTGAAGAAGAACAGAGGGATATCCTCAGCGAACTCGCAGGAGATTTGCAAGTAATGGCAGAGGGCTACGGCCTTTAAAAAAGGAGGGTGAGATATGGAGAATTTTGAAAAGGTTGTGAAAGCCGGATTTAAGGTATTGAAAGCCAGTACGGCAATGCCAGTGATCGAAGAGTTCAAGGTTGAGTACATAGGCAGTTCCGTCTTGAGCTGGTGGGATAAGGCCTATGAGTTCAAGACCAAGAAGCAGAGAGATCAGGCTTTGAAGAAGATGCAGGAAGATGATCCTAAAGTGCTTGATGCAGACGGAAAGAGTTTCAAGGATAAGGTTGCTGCAGCCGGATTCAAGATCCTGCGACTGGATGAATACTACCACCGGATCAAGATATGGGTTAGTGATTCTGCGTGGAAGGTCTATGAGAAGTTTGAAAGCAGTGAAAAGGCTGTTGAAAGAATGGAGCAACTGCTGGAGGATGACAAAATAATTTCCGGATGATATGGATCCTAAAAACATCTTTACGATCAAACGTCTCATAAAGGATGTAGAGGAACTGGAGGAAGCACTGGATCTGTTCGTGGAAAATGGATGCCACGCAGAGGTGGCAGCACACTACGGGAAAGATTCAAAGAGAGTACCTCTGCCGAAGGGATTTAATGAGCGGATAGCACAGATGATCCGAGACGAGATAGCGGATATCCATAAGAAGATGGAAGCCCTATAAGCAACTACCGCCTTCTTGACCGGGGCGGTAGTTCCCAAAAAGATTTGAGTTCTTTGAAAATTTATTCTTACATTTGCCCTCGCTCAAGTTATACAATACCAATGTGAGGCTACTATGTAAGATAGTTAGAGCCTTCGTGAGCCGTTTGGAACGGTAACCAGTACGCCTTTGGTGTATGACTTGAGCAGCACGATGGCTCTTTTTTTTATTAACAACTTTAATTCTTTTGGTATGCTCAAGTCAAAGAATGAAGCTGGCAACTTACTGCCAATGGAGTACACTTTCAACGGTACTCAGATCAGGACAATCGTCCTCGATGCTATTCCTTATTTCGTAGCCAAAGATGTCTGTTCGATTCTCGACATCGCAAATCACAAAGATGCGGTATCACGCCTTGACGAAGATGAATCAAGGGGGTCGGTAATGCCGACCCCCTCAGGCCGTCAAAGGATGACTCTTGTAAATGAATCCGGACTCTATCATCTGATTTTCCAATCACGCAAACCGGAGGCAAAGGTGTTCCGCAGATGGGTGACATCTGAGGTGCTGCCGGAACTGCGGAAGACAGGAGCATATTCTGTCCTTCCGGATGTGGCGTGTCAGGTAGTGAATGACCGCAGGATGTACCCTTTCCACGAAATGGCAATAAAGCTGGGGTACAAGAGCGTGGGATCGCTTTACGATAAGAGAAGCCGATATCCGGGTCAATTCGTCAAGATCGGGCGTTTGCTCTTTGCCAGCGAAGAGATATGCCGATTCTTGGCCGTCTCAAGAAGAGTGTTCCGGATGAGACAGACGATGACTGAACTGCAGCCAGTCTTGGGTGCTGCACCTGAAAACACCCTCTTCGGCTATGGCAAAGCGTAACGACTTCAGGAAAAGGTATCTTGTGACAGAGGGAGATCTGTTTCAGTTGTATGCAAACATTATGGAGGTAAGGAACGAGGAGAAGAGAGCCCAGTTTATGTCAGAGTTCCGGAAACTCCTGAAGGAATCGACCAAGGTCAGACTCGTAACGGAACAATAGGAGGTGCGTATGGTAAAGTTTGAGAAAGACAGTTATTGGATAGATATCCATACAGGCACTAATCCCGTCGAGAACTATCTTGCGTTGCAGGAGGAGATTGCCTATGTATTCAGTGTGCTGCGCCCGGAGATCCTCCCGGATGAAGGGCTACCGCAGCTGGCCATTCTTCTGATGAATATGCAGCCGGATTGGGATACTGCCCGGAAGATGGCCGAATAACTTAAAATATCTTAATATTAGCAAGTTGGTAGGGAGAATCGTGCGATTCTCCCTACTTTTGCGTAAATACCTGAACGAATGTCAAGAGGACGAAATAAACTGATAGCCAAACGAAACGCAGCCATTTACAACAGGTGGCTTTATTGGACGGAAACCCAGCGTCGAAGGTTTGACGATGTCCTCACCATCCTGTCAGAAGAGGAGTTCTTTCTGTCAGAGGACAGGATCCTGCGTATCATTCGTGATCAGATCAAAGCCGGGGCTGATCATCTGGAAGAGACAAAGCCTGTAAGCAAGCCTTCCCGGATGACCAAAGCGCAGAAGAAGTTAGTCGTCAAATAGATCTTCTGTGATCTTCAGAGCAAAGGTTGATTCATAGACCTTGACATTCCCGAACAGGGTGTAGCACCTTGTGGAAAGTCTGCGGAGTTCGCTCATCGTGTCTTGGTCGAAGTTGTAACAGTGCAGAGCCTTGCAGATCTTCTTATGCATCCTGTTCCTCTCCTTCAGCCGGACGAATCCATCTCTTGAAGGCTGTGATGAGAGGTGTGTATCTTCATAGCAACTAAAGGCGTTCTTGACCGTAACGGTTACGTCACCTCGCTGTTCAGAAGCATATTTGTCAGACTCCCACTGGATGTCTGCAACATTTATCAGGGCACAGGGAAAGAGTACCGGGTACTGATCTCCGGTCTCGATGAGCTGTCCTGTATCTTCGTCAATGGTCACAAGACCGGGAACTTCGTTTGCCAGTCTTTCCGCAATGTAGAGATAGAGTTCTTCCATATCCTTATGAGTTTAATATTTTGAGTATTTCCTTTTCAATGTAGTTTTGGATCTTTACATCCAGTTCAGCACTATCTCCCATAAACTGCCTTTTCGGGATGTTTATGCTGAGTTCTGTCTTCTTTGTCAGGGCTAATCCCTTCCATTTCAGGGCTTCCTCCGGGGTGTTGCTTTCAGACTTGCCCTGTTTGCCCCTTTTCTTGCCTTTTCCGGGGCTTTTGGACTCTCCTGCGAGTTGGTAATACTTGGCCCACGCAAACCGCCTCATTTTGGGCGTTACTTTGACAGGGATAGTACCGCCTTCGTTGTGGATCTGTGCATATATGACATCATTGAATATCGTGACCTTGGCCATCCCCGGAGTGTAGCCGATGGAACTATACAGGTGCTTCCTTGAAGAGAGAAGTGTCGGGTACTGCGAATCCGCAGCTGTTCCTCCTGAAGATAGTCGCTTGGCTGGCTTCCAAGGATTGATCCCGTTATTGACGAAGCCACCCTTGACAAAGTTTTCCTGAAAGTGGCTCTTTGCAAGACGGCCAACGGCCACAGGCAGTCTGCGCTGTACCAGTTCCTGCGTCTGCCGGACAAATCTCTTTATATCGTCTTCAATCTTATCAGCCATTTGAACGGTGTTTTTAAGGCTGTTTTCAAAGTGCGTTCAAACTTTCAAAACAGGCGTATTGTTTGTAATTCAAAAAATATCATTATATTTGCGGTGACATCAGATCATACTGATGTTTGAAAGCCACCTCATAGACCAGGTTGTTACCTGCAATCTTCTGAGGTGGTTTTCATTTTATGACTCCGGAGGAAGTTCCTGTTTCACTTTCGGAGCAGTGTCGTGCCAAGACCGCTGGTCATCCAAGCAGTAAGGCACATATCTGCCGTCGTATAGTCGTTTGATGCAGATGTATGCTTCCTCGCCATTGATCACGACCTTGTAATACAGCCAGTACCTTGTATCCGGATGCTTCGGCTTCATAGCACCGTTGATCAGCACAGTCTCATCTTCAGCCCAGCCATAATATGTGGCTTTTTCAAAGAGTTTCTGAAGGTTGATGATAGCCTTGTTCCTTTCAAGCACGAACTTGAATGGATGCGAACACCAGCCTTTCACCACCTGTCTTGAAAGATGAAGTTTGTCGATGATCTTATCCTCGATTTCCACCGCCTTCATCTGTCCTTTAGGTATGCTTTCCTTGAACTCCGCAACCCTCTTCTTTGAGGCTTCCAGCTGCTTAGGTGTAGCCTTGAATACAGCCTCTGAAATTGCCCGGAGGATCTGCTTGCATTTGTAGCAGTCCTTCTTCTGATTCGTTATGATCTTGAGCGGTGATGTATTGAACGGACAGCCCGAACATTCTGCAGGGAAATACGGATGATCATCTGAGAAGATCTGCCCGGTCTTGGCCGGATTTCCTGCAAGGCCCGGAGAGGGCTTCACTTCCTCCACTTCAAGATCGCTGTTGTCTGTAGGTGGCTCATCGGTTGCTTCCCAGTCGCACTGGCAGCCCCACTCATCGCCCGGCTTATGTTCATCCCAAAACGGATGATCCACAGGCCAAATGCGGAGATAGAACGGGATGTGCGACTCTCTCGGATGGATTGCGGTACTTGGCAGCCATTTGATGTTCGGAAAGACATCTGCCTCCTCAATGAACTGACGCATCTCCGAAGCCTTATGCGCTCTCCGGACAGCGGTATCGTATTCGGTGCGGAGCCAGCGGTTGACGTGGTGATCAACGATATCTGCTGTGTCCTTCTTGAACTGGGAGAAAGGTTTGAGGTTTCCGTTTTCGTCAAGCATCCTCGAAGCCATATCCCGGCCCATACGATGCACCTTGAAAGCCGAGAACACATCTGCGTTCTGCTTGAGTTCCCTTGCAAATCCGCTTTGGATGTCCGGAGCCTGTACGCCTGTATCAATGGCTGAGGACATAACTTTACGGACTTCCGAGAACAGCTCTCCGTCTATTGCGACCTTGGTCGGAATCTTCCTTGAGTGAATGTTCTTGAGTGCCTTTTCAATGACGGACATATCGAAGGTGAATCCGGTGGTCACAGGATCTGCTTCATTCCTGTAGAGGTCGGTCATTACCAGTCTAAATCCGCCCCCTTTGTTCTGGGGGCTCTCCCGAAAAAATTGGCCAAACGGTTGAAGAATCTGTCCTCCTTCTTTTTGTCCTCCTTCTTCTTTGGATTCTTGGTATTCTTTTCCTCTCCTTCTTCCTCTCCGTCCTCATCATCTTCCTTGCCGGAGATGGCAGAGCGGTTTGCCTTCATCTCCTCCAAGAGTTCATCATAATTGTCAGGTTTTGGCACACCGAATTCCTCATACAGATATTCGTGGGAGATTGGCAGTCCGAGGTCATTCTTCAGGGTACGCAGCACACCTACTCGTTTGGTGTCATCCTTCTGCTTCGGAGGGTTGAAGATGAACTTTCCACCTTCAGTATTGATTCCCATCTTGGCAAAGATCTCCGTCACGTCGTAGTTCAGGATGTTTATGATGTTGCGCTTGATGAAGAATGCAAGATCCACTTCTCCTTCTTTCTGTACAGTACCGAGGGCTTGAGTGCCCTTATCTCCGGCTTCGGTGGTCAGAGTGTTTCCGTTTACAGCCTTGCTGATCTCATTGTTGCAGACGCTGTGCAGACGTTCATACAGGTCGCTTCCTCCGGACAGATTCGCAGCTTCCTTGAAGTCGATGTTTGTTCCTGTCGGATGAATGAAGATTCCAGCACCACCCATATTAAAAAGATCCTCGATGAGTTTCTCTCTTGCCTCATCATCGAAGGCATCATATTCTCCAGTACGGAGAGGTCGGCCAAAGATTTCACCCAGTTCTGCCCAGTCTCCTACATTGTTGCGCTTGAGGATTACCCAAAAAGCGAGGACGGCCATATTGCCGATACGCCTTGGATTTCCGATATGAAGGAGGTTGTCGAACTCTTCCCAGCTCTCTCCGCTGGTGGCACTCTGTTCCCGGAGGATGAGCTTGTTGATAGGGTCAACGTGCTTCCTTGGAATGAGTTGGTAGTTGATCCACCCGTTAGGCTCCCTGAAGAACTGGAAGAGCGAGCCTCCGGCTCCTTCCCATTCGTTGTCGATGATGTCTTCAATGAAGTTGCTGAACCAAGGGGAATCAATATGTTCCTGCATTTTCTCATCAACCTTTCCGTCTCTCATAAAGACGATAGGTGTCGAAAGGATGGCTGCCTTCTGCTTACGAAGTACCGAGAACACGTGGCTGTCGGTCTTGACATCCTGATACATATCCAGCAGCTTGACACGCCTTGGATGGTCGATGATCTCTGCGGACTTGATGGCAGACAGGTAGTCTTCCACTCCGAGCCCACCTCTGCGTGGGGCAGTCAGTATGATGGTCGGCTTGTTGCTTCCAAACCGACCTCCTGTGGTAATGAGTTTCTCATTGCCAGCCTGTTTCTTTTTTGTATTCTTCTTTGACATATCAGATGTGGTTTATGCGTTTTTTGTTGCTGCGGATCTGCACAAGGCTTGTGGCAGCAGCCTGTTCAGTTTCAAGTTTCGGAAGATCCGGAACTGACACAACCCCTTTCTGTACGTCCTTCATCCACTGACAGGCTCGTTCGTACCTGTTCACTCGGATTTCGGACATATTCCTCGGATTGTGGATTGAGAAGATGTGATAAAGTGCGATATCCTTTACCATCATCAGTACAAGAGGATGGCGTTCCTCCCCGACAGCACCGAAGATCTTGCTGCAGTCATACCGTCCGGAGAGATAACCCTTCATCTCTTCTACGGCTTGGTCTTCACATATCTCCAGTATCTCCTGATCGTTGCGGATCAGGTCTGAAAGTATCTCCTGATGGATGGAGGCTTCATAGTCCTCCGGATTGATGAACTTTGACATATTATAATCTGTGTTTGTTACGTTTGCTCATTCTCTTCCTTGATACGGTTATGCCCGGACGGAGTTTGACCATCTTCTCATCAATGAATCTGTTACCACCTTCGCAGCAGTCAATTCCGTCAGCGTGGAATTTCAGACTCATAGTGAAGTATGTGAACTCTTCATCCAGCAGCTTCATATTAGGGTCATTCTTTTCTGCCTCATTCAGCACAAGTAATCCCTCCCTGTTCAAAGGCTCAAGGTTGGCTTCAATACGGACAGCCTTATCTGTCTTTCGCTCTTCATCCGGGTTGATGGTAAGGCTGAGGTTTCGTTTCTTATTCTCCTCTGCGAACTTCGGCTTGAATACCTGTTTGAAGAAAGGATCCTGAAGGGAGTTGTTCTCGATCACGATATAGACTGGAACATTACCCTGTCTTTGTGAATAGTCATACAGGGTGAATATGTGGGTTATGAACTCTGCGGTGGTCATCTTTCCAAGGAATCCCTTGATGACGTGCAGCGTGCGGTCTATCTTTCCAAGGAGATAGATTGCCTTCATTGATCCCTTCTTGTTCTTGGC